AGAGGAAGGCTCTTTGTAGGGAAGGGGAATAATAGCCTTTGACAAATCTATACCAGTTGCCTCAACCTCCTTGAACTCGCCGGGAGCGATAGGAGAGTTGTCGCCAACCATCCTCACTCCTTTAGCCTTAAATCCTCCCGGTAGATTTGCAAACTGCCCTGCATCTATTAGCGAACGCATTGCCGCAGTAGCACTCATAGTCAAATTACCAAGGAAGTGTATAAGACCAAGACCATAGAAACCAAAACCCGGTACAAACCTATAATGAACAAAGTGATTTACTTTTTCTTTGTTTGGATCATCTTGTTTATAGTTTCTACGAATACTCAGTACCTGTCTGGACTGTTGTTCAACAGTTACAATATACGGACAGGCTTCATCTTCATCTTCAATATTAAGATAACAGTGTTGCTCCAGAAGAACATACTGTGGATCGTGACCTGATGTAGGAGACAACCCAATAATGGTATCCATCTTTTCACTGAAAGATGTTCCTACATCTGATGAGGGAGAACTAAGTTCTACATCTTCATATACACCAGCCCTGATATCTCTTTGTATTTCAACAGGACTACGATAGATAACATGTGTATAACGATCTGCATTTGAAAGATCAGTTGCATAGTATGAAACATAGAACTGATCAATAGGAATAAATTCTGACTTGGGACGCTTAACTGTGGCATCATAGTAAAGCTTTTTAAATGCAGAACCAATCAAGGGTAGGTGGAACAACATTCTTTCAAACTCATCAAAGTATTCAGGCATCTGTTCTGTTACTTGATAGTTCATAAAGTTCTGAACTCTGTTAGCTTGCAATTCTTTTTCTGGAGTAGACTTACCAAGTATCCTAGTTTTTATAGGACCATTAGCAGGAAACAGTTCACCAGAAGCTTTTGATTGAAACTTAACAGCAGACTCAATAAGAAGAGGATGTACAGCAGTACATGCACCATCAAAGGGTTCTGTACCCTGTTCAAGCTTTAGACCTAGAAGATCAAAGCCACGTTCAAACATCGACTCCCACTCAGCACGGGAATCTTTATCAGCCTCAAAGTTTTCAATTACAGTCGCTGCAATATCAGCAAGATCATCTTCATCCATATCTTCTGTCATATTGCCATACCATTCAGCAATATCTTCAGAAGCTTGCATTTCTATATTATCAGAAAAATCAACAGTAACACTACCATCATCATCAACCTCAAAGGTAGCATTCATTTCTTCTAATTCAGCCGTCAAGGGAACAACATTTGTTTCTTGTTCGGGTATACGATCAAAGGGATTTCGTTCTGTTGCCATTATATTGTCCTATTGGGTGCGAGTTGTCTTGCTACTTCAGGTCCATATATTCTTGAAAGAATACTAAACGTATCTGCCGCTGCTGTTCTGGTTACAGGTTCTCTAAAAATATTTTGTGCAGGTAGTGAAGCTATTTGGGGAGGAGAAGGAATAGGTGTAGGTTGAGGCCGTGGAATTAATTCGTCACCACCGGGGTCTATACTTTCTTCTGGGCTTTCAGCCTGAGAACCAATGTCAGCAACACTAGCAGATGGTGATCCTAGATTAGATGATAATCCTAGATCAGTTGTTTCAAAACCTGTAAATGCATTTTCTTCTTCTTCTGTATCAAATACAGAATCAAAAAGACCTTCAGCAATAGCTGATGCACTTAAATCAAGGCCGGTTGCTTCTTCGGCTGCGGCCTGTGCTAAACCTAAACCTGCTTCATCTATACTAGAAGGAATCGAAGATAATCCTAGTGCTTCTGTTGCATCCTCAACAACTTGACCAACTTCACTTATTGGGTTTAATCCAAAAACATCTGATCTAGCCGCTAATCCAATCGTGCTTCCCGGCGCTGCTATTCCCATAAGACCAAGAGCTGTACCTGTAAGACTAGGCATCTGACTATACATATCATAGTAAGCTGTTGCTAAACTTTTAGCTGCACTACCTATTTCACCCAGAGCGGCTGCTGTTGAGTTTGGACCCTGATAAGAAAAAGAACCAAAGCCGGGAGTTACTTGTCCTCGTTCAAGACCATACTTATTTTCAATACCAATAGCAGTAGCAAGATCAAAATCTTTTTCAGCTTGATCTATAAGACTAGGAAAGCCTAGATCAACTGCTGTATTATATCCAATGCGACCTTCTCTCATTGCGTCATTTATAGCATCTTTTGCGGCAGTAGCATCTATACCGGCAACATCAGCAATAGAAAAACCTTCCCGGGCAGCCTGATCTACAAAACCTGCCATATTTGTAGGCTGTCCTTCGTCTACACCGCCATAACCGTAAGCACCACCAAAGGCACTACCAAGGTCAACACCCATACCAAAGCTGGTATCAAAATCAGTAAAACCATCAAAAGTAGCATCAACATCTATGCCACCAGTAGGACCACCTTCAGGGCCACCAACTTCACCAGAGTCGTCAGGACCAACGTCGCCCGGAGCATCCGTGCCGGGACCGCCAACTTCACCGGAGTCGTCAGGACCGCCACCGCCCTCACCACCACCCTCACCGCCGCCCTCGCCAAAACAAAAATGTTTTAACTCATAGGAGTTAAGGCTCAGAAACTCTAAGTTATCATAAATATTATATCTAGATTTTTTATGTCCAGTTAACATGATGTAATACCTTCTTCCCCTTTTTAGTTCTAAAGAATTTTATTTTTCCTTTAACACCTAGATGTTTAGGAACTTTCTTTAGTTCTTTAATTCCCTCTGTAGTACCGCCCATAGGACACACAATATCCATAATCCATGGTACATGTCCACTATGCCAATCTTGTACTGCAATGTCTCTTGTTGAGAACTCTCTAGCATTTGATGCTTCTTGATCCATAAACGCCCATGAAGCATAGAACAACGGAACCTTTTCATTTGAAATAAAAATATATTGTTTAAGTTTTACTGGTGGTAATATTCTATTTATAATATCTGTGGTTGTCCAGTTTTTATGTATATCAGATAAACCTAAAGTATATATTATTTTTTCTAGTTCAGTCACTACTTAATACCTTTTGCGTGTTGCTCTCCTAACTCTTCACCATTCCAACTATTTGCGATAGACTCGCCAGCTTTACCACTTAACCATTTCTGTATAGAAAAGAAACATGCTCCGTTAGGACCAGACTCTGCACCATGTACTACATTAGGTTTAAGTCTTATCTTATGCATGTAAGCAGAAGCCTTACCATTCTTTTCTAGATAGTGTCCTTCTTTCTTACTTAGAACTTCTTTACCCTGATATCTAAAGTTTGTTCCATATAGATAAACAACATAGCTATCTACATCAGGATGATTATGATCATAAGTTACAGTGTCAGGCTTCATATAAACTAGCTCAACCTGATATGCACCATGCCTAAAGAGAGTACAAGCGGTGTGTCCTTCAATAAACAAAAGCGGATTATCAAAAGGAACTTGAAACTTATTAGGACACTTTTCAAAATACCATCGCATAAAACCAGTTAGATCATCATTAAACTCATAACCAAGATCATCTTTAATATAAGCAGATGGAAATAGTTTTAATTCTGGCTCTGTCTTTTTGTGGAGTGCAAAGATAAGAGCATTTAATTTCTTATCTAATTCTTCTACTTTTTTTTCTAAATCAATCATCCTATTATTATAGCACACTTTCTTCATTTTCCCAAATCATACATTCCAGTAAGTAGCTGCTTTCTCTCTGGGTTCATCATCATACTCTGGATCATCAGGATGTGATAGGTGCCATGAGTCTTTCATGTAGTGTACTGCCATTGTCAGGGCATCCACTTGGTCATCATGCGCTGCGTTGGGAAACCGTATAAGTTCTTCTATGAGGTCGTCTGCCCATTTCTTACCCTTGGGTATCCATAGGCGACCCGCTTCCATGATGGGAGTTGCTGCATAAACTCTGGATACCTTATCCCTGTCAGGCAGATATTCCATTACTGGTAGGCCACCCCTACGCATATCCTGTATAAGCGACTGACCAGATGCCTTCTTCTCCACCATGCAAACATCAGGCTTATGTTGATTGTAGAGTTTCTGCGCCAGCCGTCGAAGTTCTGGATACTCAAAGCGGCCCTTGATGTTACCTAACAATATCAGGTGCGAGGCAAAGTCTTCGTATCCTTCATCGTTTTGATTATACATGTGGAAGATACCCCATGTCTGGATAACACTATAGTCAGCAGTATT